TAAATGTGTCCAAGCTAGACGGACGTGAAGCCAGAGGAACCCTAAAGGGAAGCGGAGATAAACGATGAAAAGTAACTACCTACCTACGGACTATCAGACCTTTATTGCAACCAGTCGGTACGCACGATGGCTTGAAAAGGAGGGCCGTAGAGAAACATGGAGTGAAACAGTTGAGCGTTACATTGACAACATTGTGAAACCCATATTACCCGAATACAGCGGGAAGGAAGTTGAAGAGGGTATAGTTTTACACAGTTTAGATGGAGCATTAACAGGTTTAGAAAATCAAAGTGAGGTAGATAGTATACGCCACCACATCTTGAGCCTACAGGTTATGCCTAGTATGAGGTCAATGATGACAGCAGGTAAAGCTAGTATGCGTGACAATACTTGTATGTATAATTGCAGCTACCTACCCGTAGATGACCCTAAGTCTTTCGATGAGGCTATGTTCGTCCTGCTTTGCGGTACGGGGGTTGGTTTCAGTGTTGAGCGTCAGTTCATTAGTAAACTTCCTGATGTTCCTACCCTGTTCGATAGCGAGACTACGGTTGTTATCAAGGATAGCAAGGAAGGTTGGGCTAAAGGTCTCAGGCAAGTGTTGGCACTCCTTTGGGCTGGTGAAATCCCTAAGTGGGATGTTAGTAGAGTTCGTCCCGCAGGTGCAAGACTAAAGACTTTTGGTGGCAGAGCTTCAGGCCCAGCGCCCTTGATTGATCTGTTTAACTTTGCAGTTACTACTTTCAAAGTAGCTTCTAACCGTAAGCTATCTAGTATTGAGTGTCATGATTTGATGTGTAAGATTGGCGAAGTAGTTGTAGTAGGTGGTGTACGCCGCAGTGCTATGATCTCCTTATCCAATCTAAGTGATGACCGTATGCGCCATGCTAAATCAGGCAACTGGTGGGAGAGTTCTCCTCATCGTGCCTTAGCTAACAACTCTGTGTCTTACACAGAAAAACCAGACAGTATTGCGTTCATGCGTGAGTGGACAGCCCTTATGGAAAGTGGGAGTGGTGAACGTGGGGTCTTCAACAGAGAAGCATCAATTAAACAAGCTGAAAAGAATGGCCGTAGAGAGTCTTGCTACGAGTTCGGAACCAACCCTTGTTCGGAAATCATATTACGCCCGAATCAATTCTGCAATCTCTCAGAGGTTGTTGTCCGTGCGTCAGATGGTCTTGAAGATATTGCAAGGAAAGTCCGATGTGCCACTATACTTGGGACGATCCAATCAACCTACACACACTTCCCCTATCTGCGCAAAGTGTGGAACACGAACACAGCCGCAGAGCGATTGCTTGGTGTGTCTCTCACGGGGATAATGGATAACCCATTAATGACGATGACTAATGATGGTCTATCGGAAACATTGGAGTACCTGAAAGATGTTGCAGTATCTACAAACGCTGAGTTTGCTGAACGCCTTGGCATCCCTACTTCTACTGCTATCACTTGTGTTAAGCCAAGTGGCACTGTCTCCCAGCTTGTTGATAGTGCTAGTGGGATTCACGCTAGGCACAGCCCTTATTATGTACGTACTGTCAGGGGAGATAATAAAGACCCGCTCACCCAGTTTATGATTGATCAAGGTATCCCTAGTGAGCCTGATGTTATGAAGCCTGATGCTACTACGGTGTTTAGCTTTCCTATGAAATCACCTGACAATGCTATACATACCGTTGATATGACTGCACTAGAGCAGCTAGAGATGTGGCTAATGTATCAACGTCACTGGTGCGAACATAAGCCAAGCGTAACTATCAACGTTAAGTCAGACGAATGGTTTGAAGTAGGAGCCTTTGTGTACAAGCACTTTGATGAGATGTCTGGTGTATCGTTCCTGCCCTTCAATGAGCATACCTATCAGCAAGCACCTTATCAGGATGTAGATATTACAGCCTACCGTAATCTTTTATCTCTTATGCCTACTGCTATTGATTGGTCTAAGCTCTCTGAGTATGAGATTGAAGATAACACATCTGGTATGCAGACTATGGCATGTAGCGGTGACGTGTGTGAAATGGTGGACATAACATGAGTAAGAAACTTAACATACCTACTTGCATTAAGTTGCAGGTGGGTGTATAATGAATTATTGCTCTGTCTGTAAAATAGAAACTGAACAAGATGACTGTGAGATCTGTATGAAAAAAGTTGACAATGTAAATAGTCCTTCCCACTACAACAGTTCTGGTATCGAATGTATAGACGCAATGGAGGCTATGACTAACGAAGCGGTACTGCCCTCCTTTATCTCTTACTGCTGGTGTAATTGTTTTAAGTATCTTTGGCGATGGCCTTACAAGAATGGCTTAGAAGATTTAAAGAAAGCTCGTTGGTATCTTGACCGACTAATTGAAAGCCTAGAGGAGAAACAATGAGACCTTTTGAAAAAGGCAACTTAGATTTTAAGAAGGGCAACCTAGTAAATCCTTACTCTCGCACAAGTAAAGACAATAAAGAATGGGAGTATGGGTTTAACATAGCGTACTTTGAAAACTTAAAGAAGGTAAAAGAGCGTGAGTCAAAAGGATAAGATAGCATTAGCCGAAGAAGCTAAAACCTATTCACGAAAGAAGCGAACTACAAAATCAATGAAGCCCCTCACTTCTCGAAGGTATCTGGCAGGACAAGCTCTGTCAGGGATACTCTCAAATAGTAAGGGGCATATTCAAATGAATGAAGTTCGTAGAAGCGCATATGAATGGGCTGACTTTATGTTAGAGACTGACGAAGACTAAAGATTTTTTTTGATTTCTCTTCTGCTGTCTAAATAACTTTCTAACAAGTTTAGCTGTTGGAGAGATAATTCCTCATATTTTAAACCTATTTCAGTTGACTCACTTAAAGACCTCATTGCTAAGTCTACTTTTTTTGCAGAGTACTTAGTCATAACGTCAATCATTTTTTTAAACGTTGGATCGTCCTTGGTTCCAGCCTCCATAGCACTTAAAGTAGAGGCCCTAGCGTTGTTCAACAAGTTTTGAACCATTGTTAATCTTGTTGTCAGCAAACCTGAGTCTACCTTTCTTTCTAATGTAGCCTCACCCTTTTTAAACTTAGGGTTCTTTAATAGTTTTGTGGACTGAAACTCTACAAATGCATTGAACAGTTGGTTAAACCTATTACTGGCTTTTGCTGACCCAGAATCTCCCATAGACATATCAGCTTGAAAAGTAGGCTTACCTATCATATTCATAATCTTAGCTGTGTCTGTCAACTTAATTTCCCTAGAGCCAAGCATCTTGGATGCATCTGATCTATCCTCACCTGTAACTGCTCTAACCCTTTGCGGTGCTAGATCTTCTCCATTGAAAACAGCAATCATCTGATCCATGTACCTAACACTATCGTTAAGCATACGAGACCCATCCCTACGATCTATCGCAGTGTAGTCATTACCCCTGCCTAAACCTACAGCTAAGTTTACTGGGTCTAAGAAACGTGTGGCACCTGAGATAGCTTGTGATCCAATCTTAGCACCAATATCTTGAAATAATAACAAAGCTTTTTTATCACCAGATGCAGCCGCCTTAAATGCATCGCCTAGGCCATCTGCTGTTTGATTCAACTGTCTTGTTATTGCACTTAAACCTATTGTTTCTGCTATTTGTCCCATCTCACCCTCTGGTATTTGCTCGCCATCAAGGAAGTAAGACATTATTCTTGCACCTGCTTTTAAGTGGGAGATGGGAAAGATAAACTTTTCTGTTGTTACTTCACCAGTAATATTACTTCTGCTTTGATCCCATGCCAGACCTTGCTTCCTGTAGTCAAGCTCGTATTGCGCTAAAGTAGTAACAGATGCCCAACCAACAGCACCTCGAGTAAGTAACTCAGCATACCCTTTATCTTTGTATGCCCCTGCCAACCCTTTTGTTACCAGACTACCACCAGTCATCTCTACCATAAAGTTTACAGTGTTATTAAAGAAACGCCCAAAAGGTACTAAGAGACCTAGACCTGCAACATTACGAGCTTCTTCTATTATGTCTGCTATCATACCTACATCTTTGTATGACTTAGAGAAAGTTGCCCTTTGAGTCTCTGCTACAGCCTTAGCTAAAGATTGCTGGTACGCTTCTGTAGCCATCATCTTATTAGCAGCACCGTCAGTGTAGAACTCAGAAAAACTTTTGTCAAAAGAAACACGTAGGTTTTTATCCATCTGATACATAAACTCTTGTGACTTAGTAAAGACATCCTGTGCCTTAACAAAGCTTATCTTCTGGATAAAATCTACTGTCTTATCTGCACCAGCCGAAAGATCTTTACCACCCATCATAACATTGTTAGGATCAAATCCCCTAGACATCTTACTTACGTCCTCAATGCCTCCGGGCAGAACCTCTGTAAGTTGCTGCAATGCCTTTGGCTCTAAGATAGAGATAGAACGAAAGGTATCTAGGGTCATGTTGGGATCAAAGAGATTTGCAATTCGTTCTCTATTTGCCCTGACTAACTGACCCGCAATACGTTTCTGCTCTGTTGCAGCTAAATCATTTCCAAAAACTTTATACAGACCACTACGACCAAAATGAATTGATGCAACGCCCATGTCAGTGATACTATTAATACCTGTAGCAGCACCCCAACCAACTAGGTTAAGGTAGGACGTAGATGGGTTAGATACCAACAACCGAATAATACGATTCTGATTTCTTCGTATTGCTGCACTGCCCCAGATCTCCATAAACTTAGCTACGTTACTTTTTTCTTCTGGGGATTTTATACCAAGACTTAGCATAGCATCAGCGTACTGTTTAAAGGTTACTTCATCTCCATCACCAAGAGCTAAGATTTTTTTTGCTTGAGCCATAGAGTTTAGGCCCACAGCATGATCACTTATTTTCTTAGCAAAAACTTGGGCAAAATTTTCTATGTTTAAATCTTCAAGTTTACCTGTCTTTTTAGGATCAAGAACTTTTTCTACATTTACTTTTTTAATTCCAGTAGCATCCTTAAACTTTTTTATAAAGTCTGCTGTATCTTTTTTACCTGAACTCATAATTGCATCAGTCATAAATCTAGTGATAGTATCATCTCTAGTTCTTGGACGATACACAAAACCTTTATCAGACATCATTTGAGCAAAGCCAGTAAGACCTTTCTCTGCATCACCCAACATAAGAACTCTGAAAAATTCATTGTCTTGACCGTCAAGCTCTACACCCTTACGAACATTTGTACCCCAATCATAAAGCTTGCCAGAGTTGACTACATCAGCTCCGTTTGATTTAATCCTAAAGTCTTTTGGGCTTACAAGTTTACTTTTTAATTGTCCCGGTTTTTTAACTGCCTTTGAGCTAAATCTTGTACCATCTGTAATACGTATGTCTTTACCTTCCATACCTATTACTTGAAATGTCTCCGCGTTTTTATTAATAACTCCTTCAACATCATCTGTACGTTTTCTGACTATTTCAGTCTTAGGCTTAATAGTAAAACCAAACATATCTGTAAGGTTGTCAAGAGAAGCCCCCTTATTAAAATCTATTTCCGTAGGTAATTCAAAAGGTTTTATACCAAGAGCTTCATTACCCAGACGACCCTTACTGGCCTTCCTAGCAATAAGACCCGCAGCAACACCACCCATTACCATGCCACCAATAGCACCCATACCTACAGCAAACTTGCTGACCTCTTCCTTTACATCAGTACGGACTAAACTTTTCTCATAGGCATATGTACCCATAGCACCAGCTACAGAATCAACAGTAGCAACAAGACCTATTTCTTTTAAGGCTTCTCTTTTAACCAAAGCACCCGCAACACTCCCGGGAGCAGCATTAGCTATAGCTCTCCTCGCTGCTATCTTAGATGCTTCGCTTTTAGAAACCTTAACGATAGCTTGACCATATATCTTATCAGCAGCCTTCTTAGCTACCACCTCAGCCGCAACCTTAGTCATACCTTCTTTAGCTACTTCTTTCGCTAAGGTTCTGTGATAAGCTCTCATGGCTAACTTCTGTGCGGTGTATGTACCACCCTTTACAGTACCAGCAGTAATAGCTTTACCAGCACCAAAGCCAACAACATTTATAGGGTCAGCCAGAGTTGAGCGAATGTAATCCCAAGTACCACCAGCCTTTTCACCAAGAGTAGTTTCATCACTGTAGATATTAGCCATACCTTCAAATAAAGTATATGCCTCTCCTACTTTTCCAAGTTGCTTTTCGTTTAGACTGTTTAGATATGAAACTTCTTTAATAGCACGAACAGAGTTACCTGCAGAAAAACCCCTCATGTTATTCATAAACATACGGGTTATGTCTTTCCTAGAAACGTCATCATCAAGGTTGTAACGGTTTTCCATGTAGTCTTTAACTATACCAAAGTACTTATCATCTACCAGATCTTTTTCTGAATACTTTCCTTTTTCAAGACCCGCCATCCTATCTTCAGGTTCTGCAGGAGCAGGTTGAGGTAACTCTGTGTCCACAACAAACCTTGCAAAAGGGTTTACCTCTGGGGTGTTGGTTTCCTCTGGTTCAATAACAAACCTTGCAAAAGGGTTTACCTCTGTAACAGCCATATAAAAATTCCTATTGGTTCATGATATTGTTGTAAGCTTCTTGTCCAAATTGAAGAATAAAACTAGATTTTAAATTTGGGTTATCAAGAAGATGATCTATAGCAGCTTGGGTTGGTGCAGCAACAGGCGCAGAGTCTGGGCTTACCACAGGCTCATCTTGACCTTGATACATTGCAAAATCAGGTATTTGATCCTCATACATAAACGAACCGTTATCGTTTAACATATCAAAAGCCCTCTGACCATA